GCGGTGGCCCACAACCCGAAGTTTGCTAAAAAAGTAGGTGTCTCTCAATCCGTTGGAAAGGAATTTACGATGAAAAAGATGGCTAAAGGTGGTGGCGTAGCCCCCACAAAAATGGGTGCAGTGAAGACCGCAGCGCCTAGTCGTGATGGTATTGCTACTAAAGGTAAAACCAAAGGTACGCAGATTAAGATGGCTGGTGGCGGTAAGGTTAAGAAAATGGCCTACGGCGGTAAGGCTTGCTGAGATGATGGCATCTCGCGGGATGGGGGCGATTTCGCCCTCTAAAATGCCTACTGCCAAGCGTAAAGCGAGGCGGGATGATACTGATTTCACTCAGTACGCTGAAGGTGGCAAAGTGAATGCTGCGGGTAATTACACTAAACCTGAACTTCGCAAGAAGATTGTGTCTCAGGTTAAAGCCGCAGCCACTCATGGCACAGGTGCAGGGCAATGGTCCGCGAGGAAAGCACAGCTTGTAGCTAAGAAGTATAAAGCCGCAGGTGGAGGCTACCGAGATTGAAAGCGCCGCAGCAGAGTTTGAAGGCTTGGGGGGATCAGAAATGGCGGACAAAAAGTGGTAAACCGTCTAGCAAAACTGGCGAACGATACCTCCCGGAGGCGGCAATTAAGTCTCTTACACCTTCAGAATACGCTGCAACGACAAAGGCAAAACGAGCTGGAAAAAGCGCAGGTAAGCAGTTTGTTAAACAACCGGCAAAAATTGCCGCTAAGACTGCGAGATTTAGATGACCACTAGCGGTTCAACCGACTTTAATCTTGAGTTTACGGATATAGCCGAAGAAGCCTTTGAGAGGGCTGGTCGGGAGATGCGCTCGGGTTACGACTTGCGTACTGCACGTCGTTCGATGAACCTGCTAACCATTGAGTGGGCAAATCGTGGCATCAATATGTGGACGATTGAGCAGGGCACGAAGAATTTGGTACAGGGCACTGCGACGTACGATTTACCGAACGACACCATTGACTTGCTTGAGCACGTTATAAGAACGGGAGCTGGCAATGCCTCAACTCAGTCTGACCTCACACTTACCCGGATTAGTGTCTCCACCTACGCCACAATCCCAAACAAACTTTCTCAAGCACGCCCGATACAGATTTACATCAGCCGCAACTCCGGTGCTACGTACCCTCCGGGGGGACAACCTGCGGGAACCGACCCTATTACAGGCAACCTACCACCCCAATTCACAGTTTGGCCCGTACCTGACCAAGGCACCGAAGCTTCCCCGTACTATCAAGTAGTTTATTGGCGGATGCGCCGAGTACAAAACGCTGGTGATGGTATTCAGACTCCTGATATGCCGTTTAGGTTTCTCCCCTGTATTACAGCAGGATTGGCGTATTACATCGCGCAGAAGATTCCTGAAGGGTTAGAGCGGCTTCAGATGCTTAAGGCTGCTTACGAAGAGCAGTGGAATTTTGCTGCTGGTGAAGATCGTGAAAAGGCAGCAGTTCGGTTTGTGCCTCGTAGGATGTATTTGGGTAACACCGGGAGCTTCTAATGCCCAATCAGTTTGCAGCGGGTAAATATGCCATCGCGCAATGCGATAGGTGTAACTTTCGCTTTAAACTGAAACAACTTAAATCCCTCGTCATCAAAACCAAGAACGTCAATATTCTTGTCTGTCCTGAGTGTTGGGAACCAGATCAGCCGCAATTGCAGCTTGGTATGTATCCGGTTTATGACCCACAAGCTATCCGTAATCCCAGAGTTGATTCCAACTCGTATTATCAATCGGGTGTTAATGGGTTAAGAATTGAGCCTGTCAATAACGACTCAAGCCAAGACGAGAATGGGGTTCCATTAGGTGGCAGTCGAGTTATACAATGGGGCTGGTATCCTGTTGGTGGGGCGCGGTGGTTCGATACAGGACTCACGCCAAATGATTTGATTGGAGTTGGGGCTGTTAATTCAGTTACCGTTTCTTAGGAGTCCATGATGGATAAGAAAGATTTAGCGCAAGACAAAAAGATGATCGCTGGTGCAGTGCACAAGCATGAGAAAGCCAAGCACAAAGGCGCCCCACTGACTAAGCTTAAGAAGGGTGGTCCTACGGGTATGGACATGCGGAAAATGGGTCGAAATATGGCTCGCGCCCGTAATCAGGGGATGCGGTAATGGCTAGCTACAGCATGAAAAAAGGCGGTAAAGAAGTTGGCCCTGCGTCAACTTACGCTGAGCCTCACACGATGAAAGGCAAGAAGACCAAGGTTGAAGCTAACCCTGGTTCTGGCCCTGATCGTAGTGCAGTTGATACCGTTGACATGACGATTGGCAATAAAACCAAACGAGTCAACAACGAGGTGAAAACTTCGGGTATTAAGATGCGTGGTGCGGGTGCTGCCACTAAAGGTGTTATGAGCCGGGGTCCAATGGCGTGAACTACGCTGAGTTAAAAACTGCGATCCGAGGGTACGTCGAAAACGACTTCCCGACGATAAACATGACAGACTCCGGCACGGTGTGGAGTTCTGACGATCAGCTTGCTACGTTTGTCCAGCAGGCCGAGCAGCGCATTTATAACTCAGTGCAGTTCCCATCGTTAAGAAAGAATGTATTGGGCGGTACTTCTGCCAATAACCCCTATTTAACTTGCCCTGATGACTTTCTTGCGCCTTATAGCTTGGCGGTTATCGATACTGATGGGCGGTATCACTACTTACTTAACAAAGACGTTAACTTTATTCGTGAAGCCTACCCTATACCCACAGGGTCGGGAAATACAGGACGCCCACGGCATTACGCTATTTTTGGTCCCTATGTCGTTAGCCAGACGGTTACAAACGAATTAAGTTTTATTCTTGGGCCAACACCTGATGCAAGCTACAACGTCGAGCTTCATTATTATTACTACCCAGAATCTATTGTGACGGCGGGTACGACGTGGCTTAGCGAAAACTTTGATACGGCATTGTTATATGGTGCCCTGCGTGAGGGGTATTTCTTCATTAAAGCCGAGACAGAAATTACAAATATTTTGCAGTCAAAGTACGATGAAGCTATGACGCTTGCTAAACGCCTTGGTGATGGTATGGATCGTCAGGACGCCTACAGGTCTGGTCAAGTTCGGTATCCAGTGAGATAGTATGGCAATCGTTCAGACCATGTGCACAAGTTTTAAGGCTGAAGTTGCCCAAGGACTGCACAACTTTACAAGGAGTACGGGGGATGTTTTTAAACTCGCCTTGTACGTCGCAACTGCCACCCTCGGAGCGGACACCACCGTCTATACAACATCAAATGAGGCGAGTGGAACCAATTACACCGCTGGTGGGATTGCACTTACAAACATCACGCCTCTTGCAGCCAACGGCACAGGTTATTGGTCGTTTGACGACGCAACCTTTTCAAACGTTACTCTTACGTGCGCTGGGGCATTGATTTATAATTCAACTAATGGTAATCGTGCAGTTTGTGTTTTAAACTTCGGGCAGACAATAACCAAAACTGCCTCTAACCTTGTAGTTACTTTTCCGCCGATGGGCGCAACCGACTCTGTATTAAGGATTTCATAATGGAACAAGCTAAAGCTAATGATGTCGCCGCAAGTGGGTTGATTGCTCGCCCTGCTTCGTCGGAAGGTGCCCGCGCTATGGGTAAATTTACGTTTGAGTGCTATGACAAAGATGGCAAGCTCAAGTGGACGGCTGAGTCCAAGAATCTCGTAGTTAACGTCGGTCTTCAGTATATGGCTGGCACTGCGCTTGATGGGTCTACTTCGCGTATCACCGCTTGGTATATTGGGTTGTATGGGGCAGGCGCTTCTAACACCCCGGCAGCTTCCGATACGCTAGCTTCACATGCTGGTTGGACTGAGATTAATCCCTATACCGGTAACCGTCCTGCTGCTACGTTTGCCGCTGCAACCACAGCTAACCCCTCGGTTGTTACGAACTCGGCAAGTAAGGCTTCGTACAGCATAACAAGTTCGGCTACAGTTGGCGGTGCGTTTTTAGCAAGTGCTGCTTCGGGTACGTCGGGCACACTGTTCTCAGCATCTGACTTCACGGGCGGTGATCGTTCGGTTGTAAACGGTGACACCTTGCAAGTAACCTACACCTTCAGCTTGTCAGCATGATATGGCTTTTGTCGTCGCAGATCGTGTACAGGAAACTACGACCAGCACTGGCACGGGGACAATAACCCTAGCTGGTGCTGCAACTGGGTTTCAATCGTTTTCCGCCATCGGGGACGGGAACACTACTTTTTACACTATCGCAGACCAATCCGGTTCCAACTGGGAAGTTGGGATAGGGACGTACACAGCCTCTGGGACAACGCTCAGTAGGACGACGGTACTATCATCGAGTAACTCGGGTAGCTTGGTTAACTTCGGTGCCGGAACCAAAAACGTCTTTGTAACTTATCCTGCCGGGCGTTCTGCTTACGGGTTGACGGCTGGGGCGAACATTACGCTGACCCCCGGAACCGGCACAACAACCATTTCTGCTGCGGCGGCAGGATCTGCCACGATCCTTGAGTCAAAACAAACCATATCAAGCAATTACACACTAACCGCTGGGTATAACGGTATATCGGTTGGTCCGGTAACGATTGCTTCGGGGTATGCGGTAACTATCCCTTCGGGGGCTAAGTGGCTTGTTGTGAACTCTTCTCCCGGAGCACTGCCTGTAGCTAGCGGCGGCGGGATCATGCCAGCAATGATTTGGGGATAAAACATGGCAGCACCGAATTTAGTATCACCGACCACGATTAATGGTAAGACTGTGACAGTGGATTTGAGTACAACCTCGGCCACTTCGATTCTTAGCAACGCCGCATCATCTGGCAAGGTGTTAAAGATTAATGCGCTTTATGTAGCCAACGTGGATGGGACGAGTAACGCTGAAATCACAATTAATTACTACTCGGCTGCGGCTTTGGGTGGCACGGCAACACCGATTGCTTCGACGGTTTCAGTACCGGCAGACGCTACGTTGGTGGTGATTGATAAAGATGCTTATGTTTATCTTGAGGAAAATACGTCACTAGGTGCTACGGCTGGCACAGCAAGCGATTTGAAGATTGTTTGCAGCTACGAAGATATTAGCTAGGAGTCGCCATGCCCAGAGGTAACGGCGGGATAATCGGCCCCGCAAACATACCAACACTAAGCTCGGCCAAAGGTGTTTGGTCGCTCATGGAGCAGTTGATCGCTAAACAGCAAGGCATCTGGCCTTTAGCTGGTGGTTATATTGTCGTCCAAACCTTTACCGCTACGTCTACTTGGACATGCCCTACTGGGGTGACAGAGGTTGAGTATTTGGTAGTGGCTGGTGGTGGGGGTGGTGGTACAAACTCAGGGTTCAATGCCGGAACTGGAGGTGGAGGCGCTGGCGGTTTTAGGACAGGTACTGGTTTCGCGGTAACTGCTGGGACTGACTACACCATTACCGTAGGGGCTGGAGGAAGCGGAAGAAGTACAGGAACGTCATCAGACGGAGGTTCTGGAACGGATTCGGTATTCAGTACCATTACCTCAACTGGTGGCGGAGGTGGTGGAAAAGGCGCTAATACAGCAGGAAATAACGGGTTATCTGGTGGTTCAGGTGGTGGTGCAGGGGGTGCCAATGCGCCAAATACAGGCACAGGAGGTTCTGGTAATACACCAAGCACATCTCCGTCGCAAGGTAATAGCGGAGGATCGACAACTGGGTTGAATGCTGGCGGAGGCGGTGGTGCAAGCGCCGCAGGTGGTACTGGAGTTTCTGCGACAGGTAATGGTGGGAATGGTACAGCTTCGACTATTACAGGCTCTTCTGTAACTTATGCTGGTGGCGGTGGTGCTGGTGGTTATGGATCATATCCGGCAGCAGGTACTGGTGGAACAGGCGGCGGAGGCACTGGTGCTAATGGTTCTAGCCCAGCAACTCCTGCAACTGCTGGCACAGCTAATACTGGCGGAGGTGGCGGTGGAGTCGGCGGGAATCAGGGCGCATCAGGCGCAGGTGGCTCCGGTATCGTCATCCTAAAGTACACCGTCCCCAGCCAAACCGTCTTTGTATTCAAAGGCACGACTAAGTGGAAATGCCCTACGGGTGTGACCTCTGTTGACTACCTTGTGGTTGCGGGTGGTGGAGGTGGGGGTAAAGATTGGGCTGGTGGAGGCGGGGCAGGCGGTTATCGTGAAGGATCAGGACTGTCTGTAACTGCTGGAACGGATTACACGATAGTTGTTGGCGGCGGAGGAGCTGGTAGTAGCGGATCGCCAACTAATGCAGGCATACGGGGAACAAACTCATCATTTTATGGTTCTCCAATATCTAACGACCCGTCTATTTCTAATGCTTCTGGTACGGCATCTTCTATCTCAGGAACAACCTTAACTGTTGGCGGAACTGTAACCAATACGTTTTATGCTGGAATGGAGCTTTCCGGCACTGGAGTTGCAAGCGGAACATTTATTACAGCATACGGTACTGGTACAGGTGGCGCTGGAACTTACACAGTTAACGTAAGCCAGACTGTTTCTAGCACCACAATCACAGGCTCACTTAGTGGTATCAACGCTTTTGGCGGCGGTGGCGGCGGAATAGTTAGAGCTAATGGGAACGCTGGTGGCTCTGGAGGAGGTGCTGGCGGCGATAATACAAACTCTGGGGCAAAAACGGGCGGTGCAAGTATCTATCCCGGTTCGCCGTTTATATCAGGAACTCGTCAAGGTTATGACGGTGGAGGTCAGCCCGGAGGTCCAAATATTGGCTCTGGCGGCGGTGGTGGCGCTGGGGCTGTTGGCGGCGCAGGATCATCTTCATCAGGTGGCAACGGAGGCGCTGGTCAAGCATCCTCAATTTCCGGTTCGTCTGTTACTTATGCTGGCGGCGGTGGTGGAGGTGGGTATAGCCCGAATGGCGTTGGCGCAGGATCAGGAGGAAGCGGTATTGGCGGAGCAGGGAGTGCTTTAGGTGCGGGTGGAAACGGTAGTGCAGCATCTCCAGCTAATAGAGGTTCTGGTGGAGGAGGCGGTGCAGGCAATCAAGGCAACGGTGGTGCAGGCTCTTCCGGTATCGTAATCATCAAAATCAATCAATAACATGACTACAAAAGTTTATAAATTTCTGGGTATCGACACAGCAATGCACCTACTACGTCCGGGTGC